TCGCGTGCGAAGTCTTCGCCGTCGGCTGGGGAGATCGGCACCGGCGGCTCCCCTCGGTTCAGCCTGCGGTGGGCGGTCCGGCCGGCAGCGCGTCTTCGGCGGCCTCGTCGTCGGGGAGCTCCAGGCCGGCGCCGCCGGCGCCGAGCGCGGCGGGGTCGGTGACGGCCCGGCCCGACTCGGCGAGGATCGCGGCGACCTCGCCCTGGACGCGGTCGTCCTCCCAGTCGGGGTGGAGCATCCGGATCAGGGTGTCCGTTGACGCGGCCTCGGCCTGCCGCAGCAGGCTGACGGTCTCGGCTGCGGTCTTCGGGTCCTCCTGGATGGAGTCCTGGAACTCCACACGCGGCGGATCGAGATCGAGGCCGGGGATGTTGAACAGCGGGCCGGCCTCGACGGCGAGGAGCGCCGCGAGGATGTCCGCGATGGGCTGGGCCTGGTAGAGGGCCTTGCGGGCGCGGGTCGTCATGGAGCGACCCTGTCGGGCGCGGATCTCCGTGGCGGTCACTGCGGTGCCGTCGCCGACCGCGCCGAACGACGCGGCGGAGTAGCCGGCCTGACGGACGGCCTGCTCCAGCAGGGACTGCGCGGTGTCGCGGTGCTCGGTCACCCGGATCTGGAACTGGGAGACGGTGATGCCGCCGTCCGCTGTCGGCGGGATGTTCAGGCCGGCGTAGATCTCGCGGTCGAGGTCGGTGGTCACGCCGAGGCCGGGGCCGTTGCTGGTGAGGTACTGGGCGGGCAGGGTGATGCGGCCCTTGCCGAGGCGCAGGTCCCGCATCCACGACGCCCACGTCTCGTCGAGCGCGTCGAACAGGCCCTCGATGCCCTGGTAGTCGGACTGTCCGAGGTAGGCGGCTGCCGGGACGTTGCGCCAGCCCCGGGCGGGACGCATGTTCGGGGCGTAGGAGGCGGTGAGGTGCTGGGGGGCGCCGGTGTCGACGGCCGGCTTGAAGTCCTTCGTCTGCTCGTTGGCGGTGAGCGGCCGGTTCTTGCCGAGGCGGTACTGCGTACCCTCGTACAGGCCGTGCAGGATGACACCCTTCTCGTGCCGCTCCAGGTGCCGCCATACGGTCTGGCCGTCGCGCTCGACGACGCGCCAGAACGTCACGGCGGTGAGCTGCCCGTAGGAGAACGTGGGGGCGGCGCCGTCTGCCGCGACGGTGGTGATCCACGGACGGGGTGCGACGGCAGTGTCCCAGGACACCCGGTAGTAGGTTCCGCCGAGTGCCGCACCAACCTCACCGCCCTCCAACAGGGTCGGGTAGAGGGTGGTCTCCATGAGCTGGTCGAGGCGGTCCTGGGTGGCAGGGTCCTCGGAGGTGACGCGGGGCGGCTCGGAGAACAGCAGGTCGGAGGAGGTACGGGCGATGTCGGCCGCAAGCGGAATGTGGATCTTGGTGCGCTTCTCGCCGAGCGCCGTCGGCTGCCCCCACCACCACCGCGCGAACCGGCCGACCACACCGCCGCGCATCTGGCTGGGCCGGTTCTGGTAGCCGCGCTCACCGCGTAGCCGGTACCGCTCCACCAGCTGGTCCGGGTCGGAGGAGTACCAGGCGTCCCAGTCCGCCATCGACTCCTGCACAGCGGGGTCCGTCGGCGGCCACGCCATGTCCTCGGTGGGCAGCGGCATCGGGTACCTCCGGGTTCACTCAGGCGGCGGCCTGCAAATCGGGGCGGATCAGGCCGCGCCAGGTGTGCGCGGTGGAGTGCAGGGCGTACCGCAGGGCGTCCACGGAGTGGTCGGCGACCTTGAGCGGCTTGTCGATACCCTTCGCGGCGGCCGTGTCGTCCCACGCGTAGCCGGGAAGTTCCTCCAGCAGGCCGGCGCAAGAGCGGTGCACCGACACCAGACCGGAGCCGAGGGCGACGCCGACGGAGCGGATTCCGTCGAGGACGTCGTTGTTGGCCTTTGCGACACCAGGCACGCCGTCCGCCCACAGCTGGGTCAAGAACGAGGCGGCGGACGGGTCGATGAACAGCCACTCCGGCTGGCCGCTCTTGGCCATCCACTCCTGCAGGGCCTTGGAGTACTGGGCGTCGCTGAGTTGGCGGTGCGCGGCCCGGGAGTCGTACCGGTACTCGGAGGTGACGTACAGGCGGTTGTCGACACCCTGGCCGACGAGCAGGCCGACGAACGGATTGACGGTGCCGTAGTCAACGCCCACGCCGATCCAGCGGTTGATCTGCGGCAGCAGGTCGACGACGTACCGGTCGGGGTCCCACATGTCGAAGACGGCGCCCTCGGCCTGCACCCATTCGCCGAGGATGTTCCGCTTGTAGAACAGGCCCTGGAAGGACGCCTTGAGCGCGGCGACGTACTCGGGGTCGAGGAACGGGTTGTCGTCGAGGGTGAAGTGCCAGGACCGAAGGCGGGTCTCGGTGGGACGGAGCAGGTACTTCTTGCGGAACCAGTGCGCCGGGTTGTCCGGGTTCGTCGTGCAGAAGATCTGCGCGCCGGGTACCGAGCAGCGGGCGACGAGCTGGTCGAAGAACGTCTCGGGGAGGGTCGTTGCCTCGTCAACGTACGCGCCGGCGCAGGTCATGCCGCGGACCTTGGGTTCGGCCTGGGCGTCGTTGGCGCCGATGACGTGAACGAGGCGGCCCATGATGATCGCGGTGGCGGCGCCGTTGGTGTAGTGGACTTGCTGGGCGAGGACGCCGAACAGGTCGGGGTTGGTGAGGACCGCGAAGACGTTGCGGTTGATGCTGTCACGGGTGCGGCCGACCATGACGAGCTCGCCGCCGCGGGGAGCTTGAGCTACGTAGGCGAGCCAGCGGAGCAGGGACGCGACGGTCTTGCCCGACCGAACGCTGCCCTCCCAGGCGTTGATTCGGTGCTGGGACTCGACCACGCTCGCGATCTGCTTGCGGGACAGCGGGAGCTGGTCATGGAGCATCACCGGCCCCCTCGTCTGCGGCGGCCTCCTGCTGCTCGCGGTACACGTCGGCGAGGCCGGTCATCAGCTGGCCGAGCATGGAACGGGCGGCGTCGGCGCCGGTGTCGTCCTTGGGCGGGGCGAGCTTGTAGGAGCGGTCGATGGCCATGCCGGCGGTGGACATGAGGGCGCGCTTGTCGGAGGGCGGCGGTTCGGGGAGGTGGTGCTCCTCGTAGGTGTTCTCTTTGCCGCCGAAGTTGAAGACGATCGCGGGTTCCCACATTTGCTGGCGCAGGCGGATCGCGTCGAGGGTGAAGTCGATGGCGAGCTGGGCGCGTAGCGCGGCGAGGTCGATCTGCCGGGCCTGTGTGGCGGCGATGACCTCGGGTGCGCGGGCGAACGTTCGGCCGGCTTCGGCGACGATGCGGGAGACGACCTGCCCGGACCGGTTGACGGTCTTCGCGATGTCGTTGCGGCCCATGCCGGTGGCGTGGAGACGGAGAATCTCGGCCTTGTCGGCTTCGGTGACGGGCCGGGCGGGTGGGCGCTTAGGGCGCGGCTTCGGCGGCACGGGGCACCCCCTCGGAGTCAGGCGCTGGGCAACCAGGAGTCGATGGAGGCGAGCCACTGCTGGGCGATGCGGCAGTAGCCGGCATCCAGCGGGTGGATGCCGTCGGCGGTCCACCGCTCGGTGACGACGGTGAGGTCGGCGGAGGCGACGCGCCCGCCCGAGTGCCGCGCGGCGACTACCGAGTCGACGGCGGCGTTGACGGGCCCCTGGGCTGTGGCCATCCACGCGATGCGGGAGAGGCTGATCCGGGCGACCGCGACCTTGACGGTCGGGGAGCTGGCGAGGATCTGGTCGACGAACGTGCCGAGGCGCCCGGCGAAGTCGGTCATGTCCGGCTGTACGGCGTCGTTGGTGCCGATCGCGATGAGGACGATGTCGGGCTGGGCGGTGGGCAGTGCGGCGAGTGCTCGGGGTGCCATCACGCGCATCGTCTGGCCGCCCTCGGCGACGACGGTGAGGGTGCTGGTGATGTGTCGGCGGGCGAGCATGTCGGTCAGCCAGGGGCGGTAGCCGAGGCCATCGGTTGCGCCGGCGCCGACGGTGATGCTGTCGCCGACGCACATGATGCGGACGTTGCCGACTGGCGGGATGCCGAGGTCGCGGCGGAGCGCGGCGAGGTTGTCGCGTTGGTCGAGGGCGAGAACACCGGCGCGTTCGCCGATGGAGCGGAGGTTCCATGTTGCGATGTCGTCGTCCCAGGTGACGCCGGATGCGTCGACGTAGCCGGCGGTGGTGGCGCCGATGGCGAGGGCTGTGGCGGTCTCGGGTGAGTACGGGGTGGTCACAGGTGCTTGTCCTCCTGGGTGGGGCGCGGCGGCACGGGCAGAGTGTGTGACCCCTGCGCTGTCCGGACACTGCGTCAGCGGGCCGTACCGCCGCGCGGTCTGGGGGAATGGCGAAGGCCCCGCGCCGTGGTGCTGGCTGCGGGGCCCTCGGGAGTCTGTAGAGGTCCGGACACGCCGGACGTGGGGCCAGGATGACACGGATGATCAGCGATGGCAACCAGTGGCGACCGTTGGCGATCTCAGACGGCAGGTGCCCACTCGGGCCGGTAGTCGGGGTGGTTGGCGTACGGCAGGGCGAGCAGGTGGAGCACGGACTCCAGGGTGAGCGCTGTGGTGCTCCGCTGCGTGTCGAAGGTGTCATCCTCGTACTCCTCAGCAGCCTGCTCGGCCTGGTCCACGATTTTCCGCTTGGCGTCGACCTCGGCCAGGACTCGCTTCGGGTCATGGCGGGCCCAGTGCTCGACGGTCCCCGGTTTCAGGTCGAGGGGGAGGTTCCTGCCATCCGTCGTCACAGTCGAGTGGGCCAGTACGTGGCCGTTGCGAGTGCGAAGCGCATGGGGCCCGTCCGGAACCCACTGGCCGGCCCAAGGGGCACTGCCGTCCTCGATGGCCAGAGCCACCTGCTCGTCTTCGTCGAGGCGGGCCCGCAGGAACGCGGTCAGGTCGACGGTCACCCCTTGCTCCCGGCCTCGGTCTCGTCGGCCGCCGCGAGCAGGACGCGGGCGTGCTGCCGAGCCTCTTCAGCAGTCAGGCCTCGGACGAGGGCCCCATGCTTCGCCTCCTCCGGGTAGAGGTCGGCAGTCACCCGGATCTCCCCCGTGGACATGGCCGTCACCGTGATGCCCTTGATCTGCTGCTCGCTCATGCTGTTCATCCTCTCGTAGTTGCGCCCGCCCGGGGGTTGGCCGGCGTGGACGCGTTGTCGGTGCGGGGTGTCCAGCCGGGGATGTCCCGGACGTGGACGGGGGCCCCGCATGCGGCGCACTCCCAGTCCCCATGGCCCTCGTCGTAGGCCTACCCGCCGCAGTGGACGGGAACGTTGTCCGTGCCGATGGGCCGGTACCCCCAGCCGTCGGCCGGGCTGGTCTCGTCGCTCATAGCTCCGATGATCCCAGCCCCGGGCGGGGCGCGGTGGACCATCGGTCGATCAGCTGGCACGGCGCTCCCCGATCGGGGAGCGGTAGGCATGCCGGGTGGGGCGGTCGGTAGGGGGCCGGTAGGCGGGCGGTAGGCAGGCTCTGACCTGCGGTTCCTACCGGCCTACCGGCCCCGAGTGGTGGGGCCGACCGCGCGCCGAGGGAGGTGTCTCAGGCGGCGCTGCTGGCAACCGCCGGGACGGGCGCCGGGTCAGCCTGGGGAAGAGCGGCCAGCAGGACCGCCTGGCGGTTGCGGTCGCGGCCCCCCACTGTGAGCTTCTTGCCCTCCACCACGGGCACCCCGAGGGAGGCCAGCAGGTCGGCCAGATCGGGCGTCCTCCACCCCCCGAACTGGCCTCGGCGCTGGCCCTCTTCGAGCACCGCCGAGAGGTGCGCGGCGGTGCCCTGCTTCGTGAGGCCCGCGGTGTGCCGTACTAGTGCCCACAGCACGTCGGGTGAGGGGTCGGCCTGGATGAACTCCTCGGCGTCGTCGTCCTGGCTGGTGGTGGTGGGGAGGGAGGCGTCGGCGGGCTGGGCCGTACCGGAGGGTGCTTCGGCCGGCCGCTCCTGGCCAGCGATCAGGGCGGCGAGCACCCACAGGGTGACGGTCCCGGCGGCCACGGTGGGCAGCCACTTGCCGACCAGCGGCCACAGCAGGAAGAGCACGCCGACCGCTCCCCCGACCCGCTTCGCCCAGGTGACGAACGGGTGCTCGTCGTCGGCCGGGGCCTTGGGTGTCGGGTGGCTCGCGCAGTGCTGGGCGTGCGTCGGCTTCTTGTGGTCGGGGTGCTCGCACGGGTCGGGCTCGGCGACGGCGCCGCGCGCCTTGATGGCGGCGAGGAGCCGGCGGTTACCCCGGATGACCGCCTTCACGCTGGCACCTGCGAGGAGGTCGCGCATCAGGCACCGAACCCGTGCAGCAGGGAGGCGAGGATGGTCACGGGGATGGCCAGCAGGCCGCCGGCGGCCGAGAGCGCGCCGGGCAGCGCGACGCCGACGATCAGGTCCTTGGTCATGGTCGGCTTGCTGCCGAACCCGACGAGGAGCAGGACCAGGGCGACGGCGCCGGCGCCGATCGGGCCGAGGGTCCCGGACTGCTGGCTGACGGTCGTGTTGATCGTCGTGGCCACGGTGCTCAGCTGGGCGAGGGCCTGCCCGGCCCCGGCGGCCAGCAGGCCGAGCGCGGCACCCCAGAAGATGACGTGGTGGTCCCGGACCGGCTTGAGCTTGCCGCCGCCCTTCTTGTGCAGGAACAACGCGACGACAATCAGCAGGATGGCGCCGCCGGATCCGATGGCTCCGAACATGGTGGTGAACACTCCTTCGCGGTGTCAGTGGTGGTGGAGCAGGTGGCCGGTGGCGGCGAGCAGGGGGGCGAGCTGGCAGATAGCGGCCAGCGCGGAGGCGACGGGGACGCGGGCGAGGACGAGCACGGTGACCCGGCCGCCGCCGCGCACCTGGGATACCGGGGTGCGGCCCCAGTCGCGCATCCGCAGGTCGAGGGCCCATGCGCCGGCCCACGCCGCGATGCCGACCGGGAGGGGCTGGGAGGCGACCCACTGGACCAGGCCGACGGAGAACCCGGCCGACGCGGACAGGGCGGTGAGGGTGCACCAGCGGCGGAAGCGGCGCGCCCGCGCGGCGTCGCCCTGGCGCCACGGGAGGGCGGCCAGGCGCTCTGCCGTGTGCTGGCGCTGGCGGTCCTCGGCGCGGTGACGCTGGGCTCGCTGCCGAGGAGTCTCCCCCGCCGCCTCGCGTACGGCGTCGTCCTCTTCGCGCCGTCGCCGGCGCCGCTCGTCGGGGGTCTCGGTGAT